TCCTTTTGGGAGGCTCATCGCAAGCGGTACCTGGTCGGTGCCCGGCCACTAAAGGCCTCGTCGCTTAGTACCCTGAAAGGGGGCATAAGCTGGTGTTCGACACCAAGACGTCGTTGCAGCGGCTTCGCGCGATTGGTCTTTCGGCCAACCAGGCGCATGACCTGGCAATGCTTGTCCAGAAATGGATAACTTGCTCAGGGGAAGAATGGGCGGTTGACAGGATCAAGTCTATAAAGCTTGACCTGTTGCACCACTTCTCCGGTCTTGAACCAGCGAAGAGTCACTCTTGGATCCATTACGGCCCTAAAGGTCCTAAGGGACCTTTTCGTGCTCTGTTCCTGCTCTCTCGAAAGGATTTCTGGAGGGCATGGAATGCTGTAATGGTGTACACTGGTATTCAGTTTCAACACCCTGAATTAAGGGTTACTGAGCGCCAGTGGAGAAAAGCGATTTCCGCCATTCGGCGGGAGCCTGTGGATGTGCCATTCCTTGTTGAAGGTTTGACACTGGTCCATCAGAGTCCCTTCTTCGTTCCCGTAAGGGTACGGGAGGAGACTGGATCACCCCTGATTGATTATCAGGCCAGTCCCTCACGAAGAAGTCCGAAAGGATTCAAAACTGTCCCTGAGGTTGAGGGAGTAATCGACTCCCTTGATGTTCTGGTTCAGAGGACAACGTGGACGACCCAAAACTGGGACTTCCTATCCGGTGTCGTGAAGGGCATCGAGTCTGAAGTAGTACCCTACCTCGAGTTGAATCTTGAGGACGAGAGGAAGGCGGGAGGCCCTCCTACGCCAGAGGACTTGCGTCCTCTGATGGGGAACATCAGTCTCATCCAGGAACCGGGGTATAAACTCCGGTTTGCTGCGAACCCGTACCGTGTTTACCAGTGTGCCTTAGAGCCACTGGGCACGGCACTATTCGACGCTTTAAAGAGGGTGCCGAATGACTTTACATTCGACCAAGAGGCGGGCATTGCATATGCCCAAGAACTCCTCACCCGCGGCTTTCAAGCTGTGAGCATGGATCTGTCTAATGCAACAGATCGTGCTCCGTTAGATTTCCAGCTTGAACTCCTAAGCCGTTTGGGAGTCAGCACCCGTTGGATCCAGTTTTTCTCCGACTGTTGTCGGGGAGATTGGTTCACGCAAACCACACGACATGGCCCTTGGGAAAGGGTCAATTGGTCTGTGGGTTCTCCCCTTGGACTGTATCCGACTTTTGCCAGTTTTGCACTCTGGCATCATTCGGTTGTCCAATACGCCTTCTGGCGATTGGATAAGCCCAAGGTTGATGGTCGTTATCCCTACGGAATCGTAGGTGATGACGTTTTCATCATGGATCGTGATGTTGCTAACCTCTATAGGCAGCTTATGGATTCCTGGGGTGTTGAGATATCCTTGGTGAAGACCTTGGATAGCAACACTACCGCCGAGTTCCTCGGTAGGATCATCACCCCTAATAGAGTGTATCACGGACTCAAATGGAAGGGTCGGGTTTCTGATGATTCCTTTGTGGATTTTGTCAGGAATATCGGTCCCGGGGCC